TATATAAAGTCATACAGGAGCAAATTTTGGGAACAGGAACATCAGTGAAATTACCACGTAAAAAGCCAGCAAAGGTGAGAACACCTAAGTCTGCCGACGAACAATACACAGGTCCAGAGCCTATATGGGACGATTGGCAATCGTGGCCTATTGAGCAATACCACAGAGAACGCACTCGGGTAACTGCTTATTATAATCATTACTATCAAGCCAAGGATTTACTACCGAAAGTAAAAATATGGATGACTGCTAATGGATACACTAAAGATGATCTACGAGCCGTTAGTGCTTGTGAGTCGTGGAGAATGAGTATTACAACGTGTGCTCAGTGTTGTGCATTACTTAAAGGTATGCCCACGTGGCACGATGAATACGATGCATACTTAGAAACGTTACCAGGCGTAATCGGAGGACAATCAGATCCAACAATATTTGTCCGTAAGTCAATCGACGATGTGGTTGCGTTAGGTAAAGAAATTTTAATTAAAAAGGGCGGTCAAATTGAAGAAAAAGAAAAACTTTATGGCGGACCTGCATTAACTATACAAGACAGGCTACGAATTGCTTCATTGAACTTAACTGATGAAATAGAAGAATTTCTAGATGTTGCAATAGACGACTTAGAAAAGTTTGATATGAAACAGTTCAATCCATTAAGCATACTTCGAAAGCAACAGGCAAAACCTGCTCATGCAAAAATTATTAGGGATCACTATACTCCTAACTTAACAGAAATGCAAGAACTAATTGGTCCTGTAAAGACAGATGATGAATGGTATGACCAGTTATTAGAAGCATACGAACCAATACCAAAAAAGCAACGTAAAAAAATGCATGACATTTATGCAGAAATTGATAAGGCTTGTTCGATGTTGATTGAGCATGGTAAAGCAGAACGTAAACCTCGTAAAAAGAAGCCAGTAGCAAAAGAGAAATTGGTTAGTAAGATGAAATATCTAAAGGAATTTGGAGAGCTTGGACTAGTTAGTGTTAACCCTATTGAAGTAATTGGGATGAGTGAACTGTGGATTTACAATACTAAAACTCGTAAAATAGGAAAGTATGTTGCTAATAATATTGACCCCACAGGGCAACAACGTGATGGTAGTGGGTTAAGTATTAAAGGTACAACTATTACACAGTTTAGTGATGCTAGTGTACAAAAGACTCTACGAAAGCCTAAAGAGCAACTGTCGGCGTTTAAACACGCAGGAAAGATCCTTTTACGGAAGTACTTAGATGACATAAAGGCAGTGGATACTAAACTAAATGGCAGAATCAATGATCAAACAATACTGTTGAAAGTTGCTAAATAGTGTATATAAGAGGAATTATTCATGGCAGATTTAGCGACAGAACAAAGTAAAGTATTCGAATATTGCAAAGCCAGTTTAGGCGGAGGCATGGTCGAAGTTGAACTTGATCCTGCCCACTACCAAATTGCATTAAACAAAGCATTTGACGTTTATAGACAAAAAAGTTCTAATGCAGTTGAAGAAAGTTATGGATTTTTATCTCTTGTAGAAGAACAACAAGAGTACATATTACCTGACCAAGTACAATCAGTAAGAGAAGTATTTCGTAGAAGCACAGGTGGATCCTCAACTGGTACAATGTTTGAACCATTTGAAGCAGGATATATGAATACATATATGCTACAAGCAGGCAAAGTCGGTGGACTTGCTAGTTATGATATGTTTGCTCAATACCAAGAATTAACAGCCAAAATGTTCGGTGGATACATTAACTTTACATTTGAGCCTGTATCTAAGAAACTAACAATCGTTAGAAAAATCCGTGCTACTGGTGAAAATATACTTCTTTGGATGTATAATGAAAAACCAGATGTAACATTATTAACAGATTTGCGTTGTAAAACGTGGCTTTATGATTATACACTTGCACGTTGCAAGTATATGTTAGGTGAAGCAAGAAGCAAATTTGCTACTATTGCCGGCCCACAAGGTGGAACCTCACTAAATGGCGACTCTTTAAAACAAGAAGCAATAACAGAGCTTGACAAACTCGAGCAAGACCTGTATAATTTAGTAGACGGACAAATGCCAATGACTTGGGTAATTGGCTAAACATTAACAACTAAGGTAAACAATGATTATTGGAATATGCGGACTTATCGGGTCTGGTAAAGGAACAGTTGCCGACACATTAATAGCAGAGCACGACTTTAAAAAAATAAGTTTCGCTGATGCACTTAAAGACGGGGTAGCAACAATATTCAATTGGGATCGTAAAATGCTTGAAGGTGATACTAAAAATAGTAGAGACTGGAGAGAAAAGCAAGACGATTTTTGGTCATCTGAAACTGGCAAAGAAATTACACCTAGACTAGTATTACAACTGTTTGGAACAGATTGTATGAGAGAAGGCTTCTTTGATGGTGTATGGGTAAGTTTAGTTAAACAAAAGATTTTAAACAATCCGACACAGAATTTTGTAATACCTGATGTACGTTTTCCAAACGAAATTAACGTAATTAAAGAGTTAAAAGGCGAAGTTTGGCAAGTACGAAGAGGCGAAAAGCCGTTATGGTGGACCACTGCTATAAGTGTTAATCAACATATAGATGACTTGCAAGAAGTTCATTCTATGAATATAGTGTTCCCTGAAGTACATCAAAGCGAATGGCGTTGGGTAAGTGATGATAAAGATTTTGATATTGTTATAGAAAACAATTCAACGTTGGAAGACCTTAAACGTCTGGTATTAGATCGCCTTTCTTAGAATTCCACCCTGAGTGTCCTAATTCAATTAAACAATTCAAACAAACAGATTTAAGATTACTATGCTTAATATTAATTAAGTTACCATCTATGAAGTATACTTCTAATTGATCATAGTACTTTGCTTTAAATCCACAGTTCTCACAACTACTTTTCTTTTTATAACCTGCTTTAGCCCAGACTGTTAGTTTGGGTTTTCTTACAAAGTTACGGTTGCAAGTATCACACATTCTGCGGTAATACACCTTTTCGCCCTTTTTATAATTTATGGCGGCAGACTTCTTCTTGCATTTAACACATATGGGTCTAGTTTTCATACAAGTATTTATATACCGCTCTTTAAAGGTGACGCTATTCCTGGTTACAAAATAGACCTTTTTGTAGTTTTTTACTAAATACAATAACAAAGTTGTAAACGAATTAAAACGAATTACAAATAAAATAATTTTGCGAGGTAAAAAATATGGCGCTTGTATCACCAGGTATTGAAGTTAAAATAGTCGACGAATCACAGTATGCCAGTACGGCAGTAGGTACTGTGCCTATGTTGGTTATTGCAACAGCAACGAATAAAAACGACCCGACTAGCACAGGAGTTGCTAGTGGAACTGCAAAAATAAATGCAGAAAAAACTTATTTAATAGGATCACAAAGAGAACTTGTAACAACGTTCGGTGAACCTTCATTCTACAAAAGTACATCAGGTACTGCACTACACGGCTATGAACAAAATGAATATGGCCTTATGTCTGCTTACTCACTATTAGGTGCAAGTAACAGAGCATACATTGTTAGAGCAGATGTTGACTTAGGTGAACTAACAGGACAATCAGGAAGACCAACTGCTAAACCAGTTAATGGTACTCATTGGTTAGATACTGCTAAAACCAAATTTGGTATTTTTGAATGGAATGCAACAACACAAACTTTTACTAATAAAGTTCCAACAGTAATTACAGATAGTACTAAAATCTCAAGTAATGTACCTCTTGCTTCAATAGGCAAAGCAGGCGATTATGCGATTGATGCCAGTACTAACAATAATACTGTAAGTGTAAGAACTGCATCAGGATGGAAAGCATTAGGCACAACTAATTGGTATACTGCAATTCCAACTGTACAAGGTACTGCATCAGGCGGCACTGTTTCAAATGGCGACAGCATTACTATTAACGGAACAACAGTTACTACAACTAGTACAACTTATGCACAAACAGTTGCTGACATTAATGCGGCATCTATTACAGGCGTTACAGCGGCACTAGTAAATAGTAAAATTGAAATTTATGGACAATCTACAGCGGCAAGCAATGCTATTGTTATTGCTAACGTTAGTGGAACATTATTAACAGACATTGGTGTAACAGCGGCAACATACTATGTTATCTCTGTACTACAACAACCACATACATCTATTCCAGAATGGAAAACAGCAGATGCTACTTCGGCGCCAACAGGTAGTGTTTGGATTAAAACTACAACTCCAAATAACGGAGCAAAGTTTGATGTAAGTGCTTACAGTACAACACTAGCCAAATTTGTTGCTAAAGCAGTAAATGTGTATCGTGGTGATAGACACGCATTATACGGTTTAGATTCAGTAGGCGGCGGTTTGAATATAGATGTAGGTACAGTTTACGCACACGCATTTACAAACTCAAGTGGATTTACACTATACAAATTATACGAAAGAAAAGTTAAAGGTTCAACAGTTGTTACTGGTACCGCTACTGCACCAACATTTGTTGTTGGTGATGCGTTTACAATTACGTCATCCGCAAAAGGCGTTAACACAGTTACAGGTTACACAGTTACAGCAACAGGCACAACAGCGTCAGATATAGTAAATGATATTAACACAGTTAATATTCCTTATGTTACTGCTAGTTTGGCTTCAACTGGAGCAATTACATTAACACACTCATTAGGTGGCGTTATGATACTTGCAAACACAAACAACACTCCTTTGGCTACAGCAGGCTTTACAACTGCTAATACATACCTTAGAGAAGGTGCAACAGCAGGAAACTTGGTAGCAAGTAACTTCCAACAACTAGTTTATACAGCAGGATCAATTGAACCTTCAACTAATCCAGCAACAGGTAGACTATGGTTCCATAATGTAACTGATGAAATGGATATCATGATACATAACGGTACAACTTGGAAAGGTTACCAAAATGTTTCTACAGATGCTAGAGGATTTGACTTGTCAACAACAAGTCCAAATGGTCCATTAGTTAGTGCAACTGAACCGACACAACAGTCAGATAAGTCAGCACTAGTTTACGGTGACCTTTGGGTTGATACAAGTGACTTAGAAAACTTCCCAATTATTAAAAGATGGGAACAAGTTTCAGGCACAGACAAGTTTGTAACAATAGACAATACAGATCAAACTAGTGAAGATGGTATCCTATTTGCAGATGCAAGATATATGGGTAACGCAACTACAGACGTAGTCAGTGGTGATATTACAACTACTAAATCTTTACTAACAAACGATTACACAGACTTAGATGTACCACTAGCGGCTAATTACCCACGTGGTATGTTAATGTTTAATATGAGACGTAGTTCTTACAATGTAAAAGAGTTTAAGAAAGATTTCTTTAACTCTACAAACTTCCCAGGTAAAGTATTACCAACGGAAAAAGATGCATGGGTAAGTAAAGCAGGTTTACAAAATGATGGTTCTCCATTCATGGGTAGACAAGCAGTACGTCAAGTTGTGGTAGCGGCTATGAAATCTGCACTTGATACAAGTTCAGAATTACGTGAAGAGCAAAGAAACTTTAACGTAATGGCGGCACCAGGATATCCAGAACTAATTGCTAATATGGTATCATTAAACAATGATAGACGTAACACTGCTTTTGTAATTGGTGACACACCAATGAGATTAGCGGCAAATAGTACAGATATTCAAAACTGGGCAACTAATGCCAAACTAGCAACAGATAATAACGATGATGGAATGGTTACTGCTGATACATACTTAGGTGTGTTTTACCCAAGTGGTATTACTACAGATTTAAATGGTAATAGTATTGTAGTTCCTTCAAGTCATATGATGTTAAGAACAATGATTCGTTCAGATGACGCTAGTTATCCTTGGTTTGCTCCGGCAGGCACAAGACGTGGTATAGTTGATAACGCAACAGGCTTAGGATATATTGATGTAGCAACTGGTGAATTTACTAGTGTTGGAGTTAGAGAATCTTTAAGAGATACTTTATACGAAAACAGTATTAACCCAATTACATTCTTACCAGGCAACGGTGTATTAAACTATGGTAACAAAACTAAAACGGCAACAGCGAGTGCTTTAGATCGTATTAATGTATCTAGACTTACTGCTTATATACGTGAACGTTTAGCAGTTATTACAAAACCTTTTGTTTTTGAACCTAACGATAAACTAACACGTGATGAAGTAAAACAAGTTGTTGAGCAATTAATGAATGATTTAGTTGCGAAACGTGGTCTTTATGATTATTTGGTTGTATGTGACGAAACAAACAACACAAATGATAGAATTGACAGAAACGAGTTGTATATAGACATTGCTATTGAACCAGTTAAAGCGGTTGAATACATCTACATACCAGTTCGTATCCAAAATACAGGCTCTATTTAATATAGAGCCTTATTAGGAACAAGGTAAATTAAGCGACTAAATATTATTAAAGCATAGAAGCAGGAGCAAAAAATATGTCAGTAAGTTCATTAAGCAAATTTACAGTACCTTTAGCATCGGATCAATCCGCATCAAGCCAAGGTCTGTTAATGCCAAAATTAAAGTATCGCTTCCGTGTGAGTTTCGAAAATTTCGGAATCTCAACTCCAAGAAGTGAACTAACAAAACAAGTTATGGATTTTCAACGTCCTTCAGTCAATTTTGAAGAAGTACCAATTGATATCTACAACAGTAAAGTTTATATCCAAGGTAAACACACTTGGGAAGCCGTATCAGTTAATATGCGTGATGATGCATCAGGTCAAGTATCTAAACTTGTTGGAGAACAAGTACAGAAACAATTTGATATGATGGAACAATCAAGTGCGGCATCGGGTATTGATTACAAATTCATTACTAGATGTGAAATATTAGACGGTGGTAACGGAGCATCAACACCAAACGTACTAGAGACGTGGGAATTATACGGTTGTATGATCCAAAACGTTAACTACAACGACTTGAATTACGCAACTTCAGAACCAGCGACAGTTACAATGTCGATTCGTTTTGATAACGCAGTTCAAACTCCATTAGGAACAGGCGTAGGAACTACAGTGGCTAGAACTATTGGTGAAGTAGTAACAGGCTAATCCATAAAGGAGTAGAATAACCTGTGATTAATTCTTTCTTAAAAGCTCTTGCAACCGGTGATAATGTTCGTGATTATAAACACGCATCACGAACGTTCGTCGACGGCAATTACAGACTAGCACCCAAACATAAGTTTCTCTTTCACGTGGTCTTCCAGGTCAACCCGGGCCTTGGATTTTCATTCAGTGGAAGTGAAAACTTAGAAGCAAGTTTTTTAGTTAAGTCTGTAGATCTACCTAAGTATAACTTTGAAGTTGTTGAACACAATCAATATAACAGAAAACGTTATCACCACAACAAGATTAATTATAGTCCTTGTAACATCACCTTCCACGATGATAATAGTGACGTGATAAGAAACTTGTGGTATGCATATTATGCCTACTACAACAATGACCCACAGTATGAGTCAAGTGGAACATATGGTTATAAAGATACATATAAACCTATGATGGACAATGCTCGTCAATGGGGTTTAGACAGAAATACAAAACCATTCTTTACTGGAATAAAAATTTACAGTTTATATCAAAAGAAGTATACAGAGTATTGGTTAGTTAATCCAATTATCGAAACTTTTGATCACGACAATCATGATTATTCAGACAGTGCAGGCATACTAGAACATAGAATGTCAGTTAGATTTGAAACAGTGAAATATAAATCGGGACTTGTTGATGGAGACAGTCCACAAGGTTTCGGTACATTGCACTATGACAAAGCACCTAGTCCACTAACACCAGCAGGCGGCGGTACAACAAGTCTTTTAGGCCCAGGCGGTTTAGTAGACGCAGTAGGAAGTATAGGAGCCGATTTAGCAGGTGGCAACATTGCAGGAGCAGTTGTTACAGGTTTGCGTGGAGCAAGTAATTTAAAAGGTGCTAACTTAAAACATATGTTAAAGTCAGAACTTACTGGTGCGGCAATGGATGCTTTAAGAGGACAAAATCCAATTGGTGATTTTAGTTTTCCTAATGCCAAATCGGCACAAGGTAATCCTTTACCACAAGTACCTAAAATGACAGGAGTTACTACAAGTGCTCCAATGCGTAGTGGTGTAGTTTCTAGTAACGGGTCTAAAGTACAAACAAATGCAATGTTAGATCAATTAAAAGGTTTTGCAGGCGGTGTAGGTGGAGATCTACAAAGTGCAGTTAGTGGAGCAAGTGGAATGGTAGGTCAAATGACCCAAAAGATTCCAGCGGCTATATCAAGTTTATTTGGACCTGGATTAGGTGGAAATATAATGAGTCATATTAACTCTCAAGACTTTAGTCAGTTACAACATCAAGATGCTAGTAAGCAAACAAAAAATCCAGTAGCACCACAAAGAACAAGTGTTAGTAACATTACTAATAGTTCTTCGTATGCAGGCAAAAGTCAAGGCGGAATAACATAATATGTCAACTAATTTACCAGCAAATCCAAACGGAAATAAAACTACAGAGTTTTTTGACGTTTATAATACAGACAGAAACTCAACAGTAGTTAACCCTAATGAGTTTGATGCAATTATGGGTTTCTTTAAAAGAAAAACAAACGACAACGTAGCAATATCAAACGGATTAACAGACACAGTTTTACAAATTGCTATGTTACATAACGTTTCCCCAATGGACATAATCGAAGACTTTAATGATTATGCAGTTACAGAAATTCAACAAGCACTAGTTTCGTTAATTAATCAAACTAGAGCTAATACAAGTATATTAGGATTCAATAGAAATAAAGCACCAAGTCAAGTTGTTGCTCGTAACATACTGGATTAGCCATGGCAAAGTTCGCTTCAGGCAAGTATACTGTCAAGAATCCTGCAAAATATGCCGGCAATAAAACACCAATGTATAGAAGCAGTTGGGAGTGGGCGTTCATGCAATTTTGCGACAACCACCCAGGCGTTATACAATGGGCCAGTGAAGCAATTAAAATTCCTTATAAAAATCCATTAACAGGTAAGAATACAATTTATGTTCCGGACTTTATTGTCGTGTATCAAGACAAGAATGGTAAGAAACGTGCTGAATGTATTGAAGTAAAGCCTAAAAAAGAAACAACAATGGAACAAGCAGGTAGAAGCAAACACGCACAAGCAAAAGTTATATTAAACTCTGCAAAGTGGGAAGCCGCTAATAGATACTGTAAACAAAATGGACTAACATTTAGAATAGTAACTGAAGATGACATCTTTCATCGTCCTAAGAAAAGATAAATAATTATAATAGCATATAATTATTGGAAACATTATGACAAAGAAATTAGAAGAATTGCTAGATTTAGCACCCGCAGAAGATTTTGCTGAAGATATTATCCCAGAACCTGAGAAGTCAGTAGACCATACTATTACTCATACACAGGAAGATATAGCAAGTGCATTGGCGAAAGCAGATAAAATTGACCAAGCATTACCGATGGTCAAAGATTTGTCATTAAATGACACAGAAATGGACGAACTTGCTCTAACGGCAAGAGATACATTTAAAGATTTAATGGATTTAGGCATGAATGTAGAAGCCAGATATGCAGGTGAGATATTTAATACAGCGGCACGTTTATTAGACACGGCTTTAAATGCCAAAGGCGCCAAAGTTGACAGAAAATTAAAAATGATCCAATTACAGTTACAAAAAGCAAGATTAGATCAAGTACAGCAGAAGCACGATAGCGAAAATGGCGTAAACGCCGAAGAAGGCACAGCAGTTGTATTGGATCGCAATGCATTGTTGGAAAAACTGCTTTCAAAAGATAAATAATATAACAAAAGAAGGTGTATTAGCAGTATGAAAACATTTAAGCAATATTTAATGGAAAACATTAAAGAATACAAATTTCGTGTGAAGTACGCAGGTACTTTAACTGATGCTCAATTGGATAGAATTGAAATAGCACTTGGAAAATATAATTTAAAAGATATGACCAAGCCTAAAGTTACACCTATACAAGAACACCCTATGGATTTTCAAACTATGAAAAATTCAGAAGTTACTATAATGGATATTTCCATAACATATCCCTCAACAGTTGATATGTTAAGACAGGAATTAGTAGACTATGCAGGACTTCCTGGATCACACGTTATGGTATCTAATCCAAACGATCCTAATGAAGTTGCTAGGGAAGAATACGTTGAAGACATGGGAAAAGATTATGTACCTGCACTTGGAACTCCAGAGTTAAAAGATGCAGTAGAGATTAAGGCAAGCGAACATTTCGGTGACGAATATAACGCAAACTTTTTAAAAGATTTAGCAAATAATAAAGAAACTCCTACAGTTTCTTTGGCAACAGCATATGCAGACGAAATTGCAAAAGAAAATAAGGAATAGGATAACATTATTATGAGAGATATATTAGACGCATTAGAAAGTGTACAAACTAACAAGCCAACTGACATAGCAAAAGAATTAAATAAAAAACCAGCAGTGCAAAATGCACTAAGAGTTGAGTCAGACGATACTAACGAAGGCAACGAATTCTCAGGAGCACTTGAAAAAGCCAGAAAAGATGGCAAAGCAGAATTTACAGTTGGCGGAAAGAAGTACAAAGTCGAAGCAATTGATAGTGATGAAGATACTATTCAAGAAGCACCTTTAGAAGTATCTGAAGAAGATGCATATGATAGAGATGCTGAAAGTATTCTTAATAAACATCCTAAAGCATACGCTGATTTAAAATCCGGCAATGCTGAAATTGGAGACGACGACGATTTATACATGGAATTGTTTTCGTACTATAGTGAAACTGGCGATATGCCTTATGGTACACAAAAAGCAAGAGACGGCGATCCTTATCAATGGATCCAGGATGCATTATCCGATGAAGGTTTAATTGAAGGAACATCAATTGCTAAAAAAGATGTAGTTGAAGTAGCAGTAGAGGATTTAGCAAGAATTTTAGATCTCGCTGGTATGGCAAAGCAAGAAGTTAAAGCAGAAGCAGAAGAAAAAGACTTTGACTTTTCTAAAGATAATTTAGAGTTATGTGATACTTGTGACAAGGAAATTGATAAATGTGAGTGTGATGGACATGATCATAAGGCTGAACAGGCTGAACAGGCACCAACTCAGGCAACTAGCGAAGTTGAACTTGACGAGTATAGTAACTCTCCAGACGAAGAATACTTCGATGCAGACACACAACTAAACAAAATGTCAGGTGGACTTAACGGTCCCAAGAAACAAACTAAGAAAGAATATCCAGGCGACAATCCTTTAGCAGTAGAGTTACAAGATAGACTGTCTAAAATGTTAAGCGATATGTAATTTCAATCATGGCTGATAAAAAAGCATTTGATAAAGAGTTAGACGAATTAAAAAAATTAGCAGGGGTTGGTTCATATTCTGGATTGACCCCTTACTCATCTATAGTAGGTGAAAACATTGGCAGTCTTGCTAATGATCTTTCTAAAGTAGCAAAGAAAAAGAAAATCCAACCCGGAACACAAGCATGGTTTAGACTTTGGTTCAGTAAACCGTGGTTAACTGGTGAAAAACCCTACGACGACTAATAAGTTGTAGTTAACACACAAAGACTTGCTTATACGACGAATTTGAGGGTCGTATGCTTGTATATTGCCCCATTCTATAACACTTTCTTACAACAGGTTTATTTTACCGATAAATATAATAGTAATATGTATATATTATAATTAAAAGGAGAATTAATATGTTCAAATGGTTTGAAAAAATCTTTGCAGTAAAACCGCTTGTCGAAACTTTAAAACCCGTAAAGGTTGTTAAGCAAAAACCAGCAATAGTACCTAGCAAAAAAGAACTTGCCAAGTTAACTAAGAAAGCATTAGAAAACTTAGGCAGAACTCATAAAATTGAGTTAGATAGAAGAGAAACAAAAGATAAACTTGTAGCACAACTACACAAGCATATCAAAAGTTTAAACAAGTAAGGCATATAAATGAGCAGAAGTTTAGACGGTGTTTTAATTAAAAAGCCACACCAGGCAGAACGTTGGACAGAAGATGAATTAAAAGAATTCATGGAATGTGCAAATCCTGATACAGGGCCTGAATATTTCTTATCAAAATATTTTCATATTCAGCACCCGGTTCTTGGTAAAATTTTATACAACGCTTATAAGTTTCAAGAAACGTTAGTTAACAGTTATCACACTAATCGATTTAGTATTAATTTATTAAGTAGACAAATGGGAAAAACTACTACAGCGGCAGGTTACCTGTTGTGGTACGGTATGTTTGTACCGGATAGCACTATCTTAATTGCGGCTCACAAATATGCAGGTGCACAAGAAATTATGCAACGTATACGATATGCATATGAACTCATGCCCAATCATATTAGAGCCGGTGTAACTAGTTACAACAAAGGCTCAATTGAATTTGAAAACGGAAGTAGAATTGTAGCACAAGCAACAACAGAAAACACAGGACGTGGTATGTCCATTACGTTACTATACTGTGACGAGTTTGCGTTTGTGAGACCAACTATTGCTAAAGAGTTTTGGACTTCGATATCTCCAACGTTGGCAACTGGTGGTAAAGCAATTATTACAAGTACACCTAACAGTGACGAAGATCAGTTTTGGTTGTTATGGACAGAAGCAAACAGAACTATCGACGATTACGGTCACCCATTAAAAGGCGGTATAGGAATAAACGGCTTCTACGGCTTTAAAGCACTTTGGAGAGAACACCCAGACAGAGATGAGAAGTGGGCCAACGAAGAATTAGGGCGTATTGGAGAAGAACGTTTTAAACGTGAGATGGATTGTGAACCAATTATCTTTGATGAAACATTAATTAATCCAATTAGATTAGCAGAGTTAGAAGGCAAAGACCCTATTGATAGACAAGGTCAAGTTAGATGGTTCAAAAAACCTAAAAAAGGAAGTATATACTTAATAAGTTTAGATCCTAGTTTAGGTACTGGAGGCGATAATGCCGCCATACAAGTTATAGAGATGCCATCGTTAGAACAAGTTGCTGAGTTTATGCACAATAAAACTCCGATAGCACAGCAAATTAAAATAATGAAATCTATTGGCGAGTATTTGGTACAATGTATTGATGAACCTAATGATGTTTACTACAGTGTAGAGAATAACACATTAGGAGAAGCGGCACTAGTTACAATAGCAGAAATAGGTGAAGAGAATATTCCAGGCTTCTTTATTAGTGAACCCAAAGGACATGGTAATAGTAAAAAGTTTCGTAGAGGGTTTAATACAACACATAAATCTAAACTATCTGCTTGTGCCAAGTTAAAAAGTTTAATCGAAACAAAGAGATTAGTAATTAACAGTAGAAATTTAATATCAGAATTAAAGTCGTTTGTTGCAGTTGGTAGTAGTTACCAAGCAAGACCTGGCGAAACAGATGATTTAGTCATGTCTTTAGTGTTAGCAGTGCGTATGAGTATGGTGTTAAAGAAGTATGATGCTGGAATAGACGAGCTTTTAAGCGATAATTTTGACGATGTAGTAGAACCTATGCCTACATTAATGTTATAGAAAAGGTAAATAGTAATATGCAAATACATGATAAAGTAGCAAAAGACTTATATGGCGTACTAGCCAAAAAATTCACTCAATTGACCATCGCAGATAGTCAAGCAGTGACTACGGTTGAACCAAACGAAGGTAGAATTTTTACCCTAGAGTACGGAGCAAGTGGCAAAAGTCATGGTAGTGTTACTGTAAATGTAGTAGATCCTAATGCATTAGTAATATATTATAACAATAATATTACAGAAGAAATGCGACATGGTGATAAGAAAGACTGGTACAGTTTTTTAAAGGAATTAAGATTTTTTGCAAAAAGAAATTTAATGAGTTTTGATGTTCGTAACATCGGTAAGCAACAATT